CATTGTTGTGCATCGCGGGAATCATGCCATTTGGTGAGGCCCTCGCCAACGTATTGGCTGTGATCGTGTAGTCGCCAGAACCCAACCAGCGGCTGATAGCTGCAGCAAAACTGTGACCAGTTGCCGCACCCGCCGCCGGATTGCCCATATACGCCCCAATCTTACCACCCCCTAGTGTACCTAACGCACGTAATGCGAAGCCCAGGCGGGTCATCTCTTTATCTTTCATTTTTGTTTTGGTCTTACTCTTCTTGACCTTAACCATTATAGCTCTTTTTGTTTTGTTTTGATATTAATCTGTCTCTAAGGATTGAATTGAATATCGCGGCCTTTACGGCAACACGGTATCCAACAATGATTCGTAGTTCATGATGTCATCACGTAAAACGGTAGAGTCGAGTTGGTATGTACGGTAGTATAGCTCGAGCGCCGTTTGCTCGTCGGGAGTAATACCCCAGGCCTCAAACACCTGAACTCGCGTCCAAGCGTCCGGTTCCCGATGGTGTTCCTCCATACCTTTGGACATAAGCCGCATTCCAGTGGCAAAGGTCGGATCATTTAAGATCTTACTCTGCCTCATGCAACCAATCCTCTGGTATGCTTGGTAAAAATCCTGCACCACAGGCACTCCCCCAGTAAGCCACAAACCACACGTGCCCACCGCAGTGCACCACTTCTCTCGAGTGGCCGCATTACGTAGGTCATGCACGGTCAACGTGTCCTTCCTGAGTGATGTTGGCACATTCCTTACCATTCTACACTCCTCCCCAATCTCAATAGGATGCATTTGGCAGAATTCGATCTGGTGTAGTTCATAGACAGGTGCTTCCGCTACCATGCGAAACCCCATTTCCAAGAACCACTGATCCAGACCATCATTAAACACTTCCATATCCTCTTCCTCCATGATAACAACACAATCATCACCATTATTGAGCAACTTAATTTGTACGCCACGGCTTTGCGCATACGCGTAAACCATAGCACACATGAGCAAGCAATTGCCTAACCCAGTGTTCATGTCACCGCTGAACCGTTTTCCTCGCACCGTGTACTTGAGACTCCCATCCTCACAATACGCGGCGCCCTTGTTGTTCATCTGCCATCGCAACAAGCGGTTCAAATTCCGATCGTTCTTAAACAACGAACGGTACACTCCGTGCTCCCACGCGAGTGCTGCTGGTGATACATGCATATCAAATTTTGTGGCGTCTAAACCGATCGCCACAGGTTTCACGAAACTCCGCCACTTGCCTCTTGCAATGGCCCCAATCTCGGATACGTTGTAACCCTTCATAACTGTAGGCCCATCGCCGTACACGCGGCGAATGCCGTCGTATATGCGATGCTCGGCCGGCTTGATATACCGGCCGAGCGCCAAGTTATACCGCGGGTTACGCGGTTGAATGCACCGAGGTGCTTTCTCCGGATTGACCATCTCCATCTTCACAAACATGATGGAGCGTGCGTCGTCTCTACTCAATCCCAATTCCACTAGCCCTTTCAAGGCGTTCTCATAAATGGTCCGTTTCCGACCAGTGTAACTGTCCACAATTTCTTGGGATGTACTCTTGGTGGGTCTGCGAATCTTCTTAAACAACTCCTTCCTGAACTCGGCCAGTGTCTCCGTGAATAACCCTTTATCCACGGGAGGCGGAGCCACAAAGTCTTCACCTACTTTGCAGTAATACATGCGTGTCAGTAACGCACACTCCGCTGTTCCTATGTCCGCATTGTTAACCCCAAGGGTAAGGTTGCCAGACAACTCCGATATAGAGTGCAACCTTCGGGGCTTGACTGTATCCCTGGCGTGTCGATTGACGTGCAGCCTTGGGTCACGTAAACTAGTCACATGACTCACTCCTTCGACCACGCCAAGGCCCCCTCATGGGGCCCCCGTCACGGGGGGAACCCGTGACGTGTGATTGCGCCGATGACCAAAACGGAATAATTCACTCACAATCTGCCAGCCGTTCCGCGGCCCAGCATTAGCGATCTCATCCCACCGATCAGCAACTTCATTGCTAGCTAGCATTTGGGCGGCCTTGATATCATACTTGTCAGGG